GGGCGGCGAGGCGCGTGAGTTTTGTCTGTGCAAAAATTTGCAATGGGGTCCGATAACCAGATGGGGCCTACAGTTTTGATAGGGAACAAAACGGAAATGGCTGCTTGGCTTGGCATTTCCGCTCGGGCGCTGGACAAACACGAAGACCTTATGGTTCGGGATGGCCGGGGATACGACATCAAGGCAACGGTTGTGGCCTACTGCGCGCACATGCGGGGCATTGCATCGGGGCGCGGCGGTGAGGAGCAGGTCTTGGACCTGACGAAAGAACGGGCGCGGCTTGCGAAAGAGCAGGCGGACGAAAAGGAAATCAAGAACGCCATTCTGCGCGGCGAATTGTTGCAGGCTGGTGAAGTGGAAGTAACGTGGTCTGACTTTCTGCGGGGCCTGCGGTCGCGGCTTCTGGCGCTGCCTGCGAGGGTGCAGGTGGCGGCGGGGCTGACGCAGGCGCAGACGCTTGCGGTGGACCGGGAATTGCGGACTGCGCTATTCGAGGCGGGGAGCGATGCTGACGCCTGAAATGGTGATGGATCGTGCGCGACGCGCGCTTGTCCCGCCACCAAGGCTAAAGCTGTCGGAATGGATCGAGGCGCATGTTCGGCTGCCCGATGGCATGTCTGCGCAGCCGGGGCCGGTGCGGCTTTGGCCGTTTCAGCGCGAGATTGCCGATGCGATTGGTGATCCCGAAATAGAACGGGTGACGATGGTAAAGCCGGTTCGGGTCGGGTTTACCACGCTGCTGACATCGGCGGTTGCGTCCTATGTGTCGAACGACCCTGCGCCGATCCTGTGCCTGTTGCCGACGGAAAGCGATTGCCGGGACTATGTAGTTTCGGACGTGGAGCCGCTATTCGGTGCAACTGAGGTTGTGGCGCACGCGCTGCGCGAAGATGCGGCAGAGGGTGAGCGGAATACGCTTATGTCTCGCCGGTTCCCCGGTGGATCGCTAAAGGTTGTCGCGGCCAAGTCGCCACGAAACCTGCGGCGACACAACGTCCGGGTGCTGTTTATAGACGAAGCTGACGGCATGGAAAACACGCCCGAAGGTTCGCCTATCTTGCTAGCCGAACGGCGCACCATGTCGTTCCCGGATCGCAAGATCGTCATTGGTTCGACGCCGGTGCATGAGGATACCAGTCACGTCCTGCGCAGCTATGCGCAATCGGATAGCCGGATATTCGAGGTTCCGTGTCCGCATTGCGGGACGTTTACAGAGATACAATGGGCGCACATCCGATGGGAAGATGGCGACCCGGAAACGGCGCATTTTAGCTGCCCCGCCTGCGGTGCGGACAGCCCGGAATCGTCAAAGCCTGCGATGGTCGAGGCGGGCCGGTGGCGCGCGTTGCGGCCCGAGGTTGTGAGCCATGCCGGGTTTCGTCTGAATGCGCTTGTGTCGCTTCATGCAAACGCAAGCTGGGCGAAGCTGGCGCGGGAGTTTATTGCGGTCAAGTCGGACCCGACAACGCTACAGACCTTCATCAACACCATTCTCGGCCAGGGCTGGCGTGGGGAAGGTGATGAAGTATCGGACGCGGAACTTATGGCCCGTGCGGAGCCTATCCGAGTTGAGCCGGTGCCTGCCGAAGTGCTTGCTTTGACGTTGGGCTGCGATGTGCAGCACGACCGGATTGAGGCGACCGCGATAGGATGGGCCGATGAAGGTTCACCATGTGTTCTTGCCCAATGGGTTATATGGGGCGCGTGGGATGATGACGAAACTTGGGGCGAATTGGATACGCTTATTGCGCGCCGGTTCGACCATGCTTTAGGCGGCAAGATCGGGTTCGATGCGGTTGCCATAGACGCGGGTGACGGCGCGACAATGCAGCGTGTGGTTAACTTTTGCGGGCGCAGGCGGCGTATTGTGCCGGTCAAGGGCGCGGACGGAAACCGCCCGATGTTTGCGCGAGCAACGAATGCGAAGAAGGCTGGGGACCGGCTGTGCATCGTGGGCGTGGATACGGTCAAGGAAGCGTTGTTTCGGCGGCTGTCCATACCGGGTGCCATGCGGTTTTCGTCTGATCTGCCGCCGGTCTGGTTTGAACAACTGGCATCGGAACGGATTGTGGTTCGCTATTCACGGGGCGTTCCGAAGCGGGTGTTCGAGCGGTTGCCGGGGCGCAGGGCCGAAGCGCTGGACTGCGTCGTGTATGCGTGGGCAGTGCGCCAGATGGTCAACCCGGATTGGAACCAGAGGCGGTTTGATCTTTCGCAGGCAGAGCCGCAACGGATCATCAAGCCAAAGCCTTCGGATGGCGGGTGGATCGAGACAAGGGGGGACTGGCTGTAATGGCTTATACGCAAACACAGCTTGACGCCTTGGACGCGGCCATAGCGTCGGGGACGAAGGTTGTCATGTATGATGGCAAGCGGGTGGAGTACGCCACGCTTGACGAATTGTTGCGGGCGCGCCGGATCGTAGCGCGCGGCTTGGAGGTTTCAGCGGCGCGCGTGACGGGCTGGAACCCGTCTTACGAGCGGGGAACCTGATGAACATTCTTGACAGGGCCATTGCTTGGCTGTCGCCGGAATCTGGATTGCAGCGGGTGCGGTCGCGCAAGGTGATGTCGCAGCTCATGCGCTATGACGCCGGATCGCGTGGCCCGCGCACCAAGGGCTGGCGCGCTGTCGGTGGTGACGCGGATGCGGTTACAGGATCGCGCAACCGGATTGCGGCGGTGGCGCGGGATATGACCCGAAATGCACCGTTTGCCGTGAAGGCGCAGCAGGTCATCGTGGCAAACGTGATCGGCGACGGGATTATCCCCAAGCTGCGCAGCACGAACAAGCGGCAGGAAAAGCGCCTTCGGGAAATGATGAAAGCGCATTTCGACACGACGGCGATTGACGCGATGGGCCGGGAAAACCTTTACGGATTGCAACGGCTGGCGCTGATGGCGGTGGTGGCAGATGGCGAGGTACTCATTCGGCGCGTCCGGTCGGGACAGGCTATCCCGTTTCAGTTGAACGTGCTGGAAATCGACTATCTGGACAGCAGCAAGACGAGTGTAACCGGGCCGGAAATCCGGGAAGGGATCGAGTATAACGAGCGTGGCGAACGGGTCGCCTATTGGCTTTACGATCAGCACCCTGGCACGGCAAACCGCTATTATGGGCGTGGCTTGGAATCGCGGCGCGTTCCTGCATCCGAGATTGTGCATGTTTTCCGGCAGGACCGCCCCGGCCAGTCACGCGGGGTTTCGTGGTTTGCGCCGGTCGCATTGGCAATGCAGGACTGGTCTGACCATCAGGATGCCAAACTGCTGCAACAGAAGATTGCGGCGTGCTTCGCGGCGTTCCGCACGGGCGTAGAACCTGATGACGAAAGCCCGAGCCAGACGGCGGAACGGTTTGCCACCCTGTCACCGGGCCGGATTGAGAATTTGGGCGTGGGCGAGGATGTGAAGTTTGCCACCCCGCCCGCAGTGCAAGGGTATGACGAGTTTTCGCGGGTCACGCTGCGCGCAATCGCGGCGGGATTGGGCATCACCTACGAGGCACTCTCTGGTGACTTGTCGGGGGTAAACTTTTCGTCTGGCCGGATGGGCCGCATGGAAATGGACCGGAATGTTTCGGCTTGGCAATGGCTGATGATGATTCCGCAGATGATGCAGCCTATTGGCGAGTGGACGCTGGAAGCGGTGGCAATGCGCGCAGAAGGGCGTGGGTTTACGATTGATTGGGTGCCGCCTGTGCGCTTCATCGTTGATCCAAACCGCGAAGTGCAGGCGATGGTTTCCAGCATGGATGCGGGGCTTTCGAGCCGTCAGGGCAATATCCGCGCGCTTGGGTATGACCCGGAAGAGGTTTTGGCGGAACAGACCGAAGATGCCGAACAGGCAAAGTCGGCTGGCATCATGTTTAAGGCGGGGCCGCAGGTATTGCAGCCCGTGACGGCGCAGCCGGTTGCGCGGGAAGTCGCCGCTTAGGCTTACAAGGAAAAATTACCATGAATGAAATCGTCCTTCACGGGTCGGTCGGCGCATCCTTTTGGGAAGAGGATAGTTTCACCGCCGCGCAGGTCCGCGAACAACTCGCCGGGATGACAGGCGATATTACCGTTCGCATCAATTCCGGCGGCGGCATCGCGGCAGAAGGCCAGGTCATTTACACGTTGCTGCGCGACTATCCCGGCAAAAAGCGGATCGTTGTGGACGCGGTAGCGGCTTCGGCGGCGTCGCTAATCGCTATGGCGGGCGACGAGATTGTTTTTCGGCGCGGCGCTTGGATGCTGATTCACGATCCGGCTGCGCCTTGGCTGGAAGCGCGCGGCACGGAAGCGGACCATCTGCGTGCGGCAAAGCAGCTTGGCGTTATGGCGAACGCCTATGCCGATGTTTACGCGGCGCGTGCCGGGATCAGCCGCGAAGAAGCGCGCCAGATCATGCGGAACGAGGAGGTTCTGGACGGCGGAATGGCCGTGCAGATGGGCTTTGCTACGGCGACGGATGACACCGAAGCGCTGGAAATCGCGCGCTTCGACTATCGGATTTATGCCCATGCGCCCGAAGCGGCGCGTGCGGCTTCGGAATCCTTCGGCGAAAGCCGGGGAGAATTGGCAATTCTTGCCAGCATCGCGGGCGCGTCCCGTATCTCAAAACAGGAGCCTTTCATGGCTGATGAAATCAAGGCTGTGGAGGCGACGACCCCCGCAGAAGACGTGATCGAAGCCCCGGCTGAGGTCGAAACTCCTTCGGCGGATGTTGTGGTGGCTGCTGCCACGGCAACAGAGCGCACCCGCGCCCGCCGGATCGTGGAAATGGCTGCGGCGGCGCGTCTGCCGGAAGCCTTCGCTACCGCGATGATCGCGGATGGCGTGACGCTTGAAGATGCGTCGGATCGTATTGTGGCCGAATGGCGGAAAGGTGGCGACGTGGACAAGGCGATGATGGGCGCGCGCGTGACCCGTGACGAGCGGGAAACCAAGCGTGAAGGCGCGGCGGCAGCGATTGTCGCGCAGTTGGGCCGCACCGACCCGACGACCGACAAGGCACGGCCTTTCATGGGCATGAAGCTGGCCGAAATGGCGGCGGAAATCAGCGGATACAAAGGGTCGCTGCGCACCACTGCGGATACCATCCGCGCCGTGGAAATGTCGATGCACGCAACGTCGGACTTCCCGCTGGTGCTGGAAAACGCGCTGAACAAGCGTCTCCAGGACAGCTACGCCAAGGCAACCCCGTCCTATCAGTCGATTGCCGAGCGTATGGACTTCACCGACTTCCGCCCGCACCCCATCGCCCAGATCGGCGATTTTCCGGGGCTGACGGAAATCAACGAAGGTGGTGAAATCCAATTCGGCACCGTCGGGGAAAAGAAGGAATCGCTCCTGCTGCGTTCCTATGGTTCGGGCTTGTCGATTTCGCGTCAGATGATCGTCAATGACGATCTGAGCGCGATCGACCGCATCCTGTCCAACCGGGGCCAGATGGTCGCGCTGGAAGAGGACCGCCTGTTCTGGGCTATGTTCCTTTCGGGTTCCAACTCGGATGGCCCGACTCTGACTGAAACTTCGCGTCAGGTGTTCAACACGACCGACGCAACCAAGGCAGGCACGGCAACGGCCATCACGGTTGCCGCTCTCGGCACTGCCCGCGCCGCAATGCGCGTGCGCCGTGGGCTTGCCCCGAAGGCAGGTGCCACGGGCCAACTGCTGAACCTTACCGCGTCCATCCTGCTGGTCGGGCCGGACAAGGAAACCGAGGCACAGCAGATCG